CAAAAGTCGAATAGCTTTTCGTAAGTATCAATTGTGGTTCCGTTTGGTAGTTCTTCATATCCTTGTTTATTAAACGAAGCTTTATATCTTAATCGTTCTAATCCAATCTTCAATTCAATTCCTCCTCAATGAATGCAAAATAAAAAAGCCTACTTGGCTTTATATGTTTGCACTATACCGCTCTGACGTATACTTTGCTGCGTCCCGATAAACTATCGGGCACCGTATAGCCTTTACTTCTCGCACGTGCAGCCGTCATTACTTCAATGCCTAGCGCCTCAAAATACCCTAGCGCCTCAAAGCTGTTCAAGTGTCGCTTTAAATTGTCCCCGTCAATAGCTACCCCTACTTTATTCATCACACCGAAGTCGGGTAACAAGGCTACCAACTCATCATAAGTTGTGACGTCTTGCGTAGTTAACAACTTAGTAATCTTATTAATCTGATTGGCAGTTAACTCTAACCGTTTATGGTTAGGCTGGCCGGTAATTGGTAGCATTCTATCGGCTATCTTGTCACCATAAACTTCACGCACTGCGTCAGGTGTTAGCATGGTCTTTTCTGACAAGTTGGAAATTCGTTGCCAGTAGGCGCACTCTGGATCGTTGAAGCACAAGTAAAAAGTAGGGCACTTATACAAGTCTTGGTAATGACGTGTAAGTAAAGTTTGTTGATTGTCATTCAGGCTATCAAATGGTAGCCGTTCTAATTGTCCGGCCACGATTAATAGGTTGATAATGTTCGTTAGTTTTTGCTCGCTCAAACAATTCTTTGTGCGTGGGGCTAGTCGGTTATAAATACGATTGATTGCTAGTATCTGAACCACACCGTAGTAAGTGTCTTTAGTTGGCTTGTACTGCATAGGGTTAACCAATGCTTCAATCCAAATTGCGGTCATCACTTGCTTTAGTCCCTTAATATTGCGGAATGCTTTCTTCATTTCTTTTGATTGCTTACTGCTGGCGCTTAATACATTGAGTGCGTGTTCAGCGTGTACTTTTACATAACGTTGATAGTTAGTCGTTTTAATGTTCAATACCTTAGATAAAAACTTTTCCACTTTGCCTTGCAGTAAGTCTTCAAGGTAGTTTAACAAGTTCACTTGCTTGCCGTTATACTTCACTACGTCAATCGGGCCGGCAATTACTTTCGAACCCGTAATCATACCAAGATCGTAGTTGTCTAACAGTTCTGCGCGATCAGTCGTAACCTCATGCTTATCACGCTTAGCCGCTTCAAATAACGCTTTAACGTCATCAATGTTATCCTCAAAATTTAAAATTTTTTGTTCATTTTCCATAATTTATACACCCTTTCAATTTGTATATTATGTATGGCGGACTTTCACCGCCTCAAGGAGGATTAGCAAGTTAGGCACAAAAAAAACACGTGATTACAAGATCGCCGGTTTGCCGGCGGGTAGGAGCCCAAGTCTTGTAATCACGTGCTACATGCGCGTATGTATTTAATTTATAACCGAGGCTCCTACACATACGATTATATTGTTATGTACCAGTGAGGAGTGGAAAAGCTCCCCACAAAAGGGTGTTGTCAATTGCTAGAAACGATCCAGCAAATAATGGGACTATTGACATGGAAAAGTCTAAGCGTCCTATAATTTATAAGGAAAACACCCAAAAACTTTACGGAAAAACGAACCTTTATTTTCTTCTTCTGACAAAAGTTTTAACTTTTACACTTTTTTCCATGTCAATTGAATCATAATCGCTCACAAGTACCGAGCTGACAATCTTTTTATCCCGTCCAACTCCGTCAAGTTCTGGACAATGGATATTCACATAATTATTAAATTCCGTAATTGTGGCAATTTGTCGGGGCTTAAAGCCTTTCTTCTCACAATACGGCCGGTAGCCTTTCCAAATGTCTTTGGACTTTACGTAATTGCGAACGCTTAAATCAAAGGCTCCACCCTGCCATTCATTGAACAAATCATCACCTAAATATTCTCTCGCAACGTCATGCGAGGAGCGCTCAATTCCCCACACAAAATTATCGTTTAAATATGAAATAATTGTTTCCCGTTTGTTGAATTTTTTATCGTTGTCGTTTAGAATAATCGTTGAATGAATGTTGTTCAAATATGTTTGAATTGCTGTATCGTTTGTAATGTGACATGCTCTTTCATACTTACTTAAAGTTAACAGATTAATTTTTTGCTCTTTATCACCTAATTCGAGTAGGCGGTAGAGAGTTTTTTTCTTGTCTCGTTTTCTATTGTTAACCTTTTTAACAATATCGTTATTAAGTTCAATCAACGGCTTTTCATCTTTAATTTCATCATCAATTTCATCAATCAATTGGTCTTCCGTCCAATTTTTAGAGAAGTCGTAACCCACTATATATTTTTCAACTGGCACGCCCTTGGCTTCCATGACTTCACTAATTGCGTCAAGACTTACTTCACCATACTGGCGCTTTTTTCAACTTTCTTTTTGGCTGGCGAAAACTTAAACGTTACCTTAATTTTATTTTCTAACGTTTTTTCCATGTCCCATAACCCCTTTTTTATCCCTTTACAATCAATTTTTGAAACTTTCCGGCCTAACGATTGTGTGTTTATCAACGTCATAATTAGTGACCGTCATAATATCTTTGATCGTGCTATTTAGAAATTTTTTAAATTTTAATCTAGTTTTGTCTGATGGTTCACAGCCGTCCAAAGTAAGCCATATTGTTTTGCGATCCATGCCAATTTCTTTTGCAACTTTCGTAATCTTTGCACCCGTGACTTCTAAATAATTTCTTAGTGCTTCTACTTCGTAATATTTTGTCATTGTGTTTTTCCTCCTTTTTGTTACATAATTTCAAACAAAAAAATATTATACAATAATACTATCGCATTTAATAGAGTTTGTCAAGTTATTAATCTCTTTGATAAAAAATTATCATCATAATAACGTGTTATCTATGCTTGAACGCCTGTGCTATACAGCCAATTATTAGCCCGATCACTACTAACACGTGAGGGTTAACCGCTGCATACATGAGGGCTATACCGAATATAGCTAAACACACGAATGTGATTGCGAGTGTTGTTATAAGCTTAAATATATTCAATATGCTGGCCTCCTATCGTGATTGTCCAATAAACACAAATTCGAATCGCTGTACTCTTACTCTCGCAAGGGATACAGAGATTATTTTTAAAAAGAATTTTGACTATGATATATATATTAATTACTATATCATATCCAAAATTCTTTTTGTTTTCAATCGCTGTAAGTCAAGGGGCACAAGGGATACAGAGATTTAAAATTGTGTCTATTAGGTCTATTATCACCGTCTTGTGTGTATTAAGTGACTAACAATATGCTACCAGTGCGAACGTAAGTGAGTTACTGGTAGTTAGTGGCTCTGCCACTTACCCTATATATTATATTATGTATTATATTAGTGTCTGCCGCGCTACGCTTGGCTTCCCTTTGATAGCGATCAAAGGGAAACGAAAATCTTGTCACTCACTAGCGTTCGTTCCTAATATCCAATTGCTTACGCATAATCGCCTAATAAAAAACTGTAAATCCTGTACGCTTACTCTCGCAAGGAATACAGAGATTTTTTATCATAAAAATTTTGGATATGATATAGTATATAGTCTAATATATCATAGTCAAAATTCTTTTCAATTTTAATCGTCAAATCGCTTGCGGGAGTAGGCGTTACAAATTTCACATTTTGTATTAGTGGGTATATATTACACTAAAAAGTTACTCACAAACGAACGTAGTGAGTGAATAGACCTTTCGTTTCCCTTTGGGTCTAATGGTTTCCAAAGGGAAAACAACGAACGTAGTGAGGCGTTAGCAGACACAATACTAGTCAATACTCAATTTAGAATAATGATCCGAAAGTTACGAACGCTAGTGAGTTACTCTCGGTTAGTGCTTTAGCACATACTCTCTCCTATATAATAATAGCAGACGTAATTCACAAACTTAAAACGTACATAAACGTTGTTATATCAACATTATTGGAATAAAAGTAGCGGGAGAAATATTTCATGGTCAAATATTATTCTCAACACAAGCATGTATAACTCATAACACTTATTATTCACCTATTTCTTTCAATCCTAATCAACTTTAAACTACACCAAGTATAATTATGCCATAACTAGCTAAAACGTCTTAGAACGCTTGTAAATGCTTTATAGGGTTATTTTGCGATATAGACTAACGTGCGTGAATGTAATCTATTTAAAAGCCATCTAAGCCACCCTAATCATTAGTCATGTAATTACACCTTTTAGCGTATAAAGTTGCTTAGGTGGCTTATAAGTACACAAAAAGGCCTATCAAATTAATGACGGCCTCTTTGCATACTTACAGAAAATCAATTCAAAATGAAAGATTTATGGAGTGTTCATGTTAAGAACAAGTTGTATTATATCATGGTTAAAACACGTTTCAACCACTAAAAAAGTGAACACCCGGGTAAGTGTTCACTAAGAAGTTGTCACTTTAAAATGGAATTTCATGAGTCCTGAATAAGTCGGACAAGTTTATTTTAACTAAATCTAACTAAATTGCAACTTAAAAAAGCGACTATCTAAGCAGATAGCCGCTCCCCCAAGTAGTGTAGATAGCACACACATTATTATAATAGCATTAAAATTAACGTAATAAAAATAGCCTATCAAATTAATGACGGGCTATCATTGATTGGCACAGAACGCACCGAGGTAAGTATAACATAAACTAGTTTACATAATCCCCATTAATCACAGTAGCCTGCTAGCTCAACGTTTCATTACTCTGACTTTGTGAATTCAAATTGGTATAGGTGAAACGAGCACCACAAATCCTAATCTAACAGTATTCTTATTTTAAAAAAGTTAGTGAAATGACGACACAAAAAAAACTCGTCAACTGAATGGCGAGCCACATACTTTTGGGAAAATTAAAACGAACTTTTATAAAAATTACACTAATATTATAACAAAGATTAGGTCTAAATTCAAGGTTATGTATGTTTCTAATTAGCACAGTGCGAAATGTCTCGCTTTAGAAACCAGCTCGGCTTAGCTGGGATCAACTGAATAGCGTTCCTGCCGTATAGTCAGCTTCTTAACGTTTTGTTGTCTACGTGACGGCTAGTATATTAATAACACCCTAGTCTAGCACCAACCGTGACACACATACGTGTCACCCAACCCTCAAGGTCAAAACCAACTAGCTTTGAGTTTAGTCGTTGTTTGTTGGTTTAGGGGCTTTGCCCTTTGCTGTTCAGAACGCTTGAACCTGAGCGGGATATAGTTTTCCCCTTGTCAAAGAAGAAGAAAACTATATTGTTGTTCGTCACGAATCACCGTCACGTTAAATACTTGTATTGTTACTATTGCGCTTGTAATCAGCATTACTGAATTAGCCTATAAAAAAAGCACCCTTTATAGGTGCCAGCAATCATTTATTTTTAGTTGTTTGGATCACTGGCCTTGCGTAATAGCCCTGTACTTTCGTACTGCTTTACCGCCCGCCCCGTNCGTGGGGCNACCGTTCGGAACCAACCTAAATACAAGTATAGGTTAATTCCTAGTGGGAGTTTATAGCGGCGGCTCTCACTTGACCTGTCGACTTGTTTCATTAGCTNGNTAACCGGCTGTCAGTCCCCTAAAGGTAGAATTAACTTGCTTGGCTAGAATGTTGCCACTCTAGTAACGGGGCTTGGCTCCCCCGTGNTCCAGAAAAATTCAACTCTACCTACTTGAAAAATCTTACAATAGTAGGTAGAATGAACACATAACCTTGAATNAGTTACGTGTTCCCTCGGATTTGCCCCCGAGGGAATTTTTTTGTCTATTTAATTTAGTTACAAACAGTATTATACCCCTTTGCCGATAATATGACAAAGGGGTATTTTTAACGTCTCAACCAGCCGAATAAGCCCTTTTTAGGCGTCTTATTCTCTGCCCCCTTGTAATTACCCTCGGTAGGCTCTGAAACGTCTGTATGGTCGTTTTGTGAGGGGCTATCGTCCTGTGAGGGGGTGTTGTTCGTAGTGGTATCAAGTAACTTCTCATTTTGACGGTTAGTAGACAAGTTGAGCTGTTGTTGCTGGCTTAGTAATTTGTGGGCTTCGCTCAAAGATTGCTGAAGCTTTTCGATCTGCTTATCCTTTTCAACCAATTGCTTTTCTAGCAACTCCATTGCTGTATCTGTGACGCTATCGTGTGTAACATAATTACTGTGACTTACATTCTCGTTACTTACAGCCCTGTTACTGCTTAAAAAATGCTGTTTTAAAAGCTTATATCCGTCATCGCTTATTATCAGCCTACTTGCTCCGTTACTATGTACCTTACTTACATACTTACTTCTAAAGTTATCGTCCATTTTTCGCATGATAGCTTGCCTTGTAACACCAAACTCCGTTGTAAGTTGTTTCATAGTCTTACTCATGTTACTTACACCCCCTAATTTTACTAATATTAACATAGTTAATCATGGTAAACACTGAACACGTGCTTAGAACACGCCTCACAGACACAAAAAAGGCACCCCAATAGCTGGAATGCCTTTATAGTCAATATTTAAGCTGATTGATTAATGCTCGTAACGTAAACGGAAAGTCTTTTGTTACGGTATCGTCACCACGGTTTTGGTACATAAGTTCAGCGATTGCATTGATAACAACTTTTGCACGCTTGCTATCAAGTCTCGCCACTACATTTTCTTGATCTAACGTACTTGCTAAATATTCGGTTGCACCGTCTAAATAGGATTTTAGAAGCGTATCATCGTCTGTAAGATCAAGTGGAATTCTTAAACTGTTTTTAAGCGTTTCTAATTGTGCTTGTTGCTGTGTTTTCGCTGGTGTTTTTGGTGTAGTAGTTGTTGTATTAGTGGTTGGCGTAGCCTTAACTGCACTCATTGTTAACGGAAAACTGAATTGGTTGTTCCAATCTAAATCAGCTGGTAAGCTTACGGAAGCCGTGTCGGTGTGAGTTGCTTTAATAACCAATTTATCGCTTGCGTACTCCGTTTCTTGATAGGTTAACGACCCGTCACTCTCAAAGGTATAACCAGCGTCCGCCTTTAAAGTTACGGTCATATGGTCGGGATCAAGATAATATTTGCCGTCAGAACTTTTTGCCGGTTCTGTAATCGAGCAATTTTGTAACGTGGGTGTAATCTCAACTGGATCTACTGTTGCCATGTGTTATTTTCCTCCTAATTAAAATCTGTATTTTATCATATGTACAACGAGGGTTGCCCCTCGTTAATTGACTACTTGGCCGGCGTTACTGTTGTAAGCACCATGTTTACTAAGTTACCATCAAAATTAATTGGTTCTGCGTCTTCACGGACGCCAGCAAGAACCCCTGTTGACCAAGAATCGAATTGCTGATAAGTTGCTGAAACTTGTTCACGTTCAAAGAGCACGACTGCTTCACTCAAATCACCAATAATAATTGGCAAGCCTGTTGATGGTGTTGGAAGTAAAGTGTTATCAAGGATAATAACCGGAATACCGAACAAAGTACCCGCGAAGCCATCTTGCACATTAGGCTGAATAAGGTACTTGCCTTCAGAATCCTTGAGGGTGTCAAGATATGAGAATGAATCAGTGTTCAAAATTACAATCTTATTTTTGAGCCAAGGATTAAGTCCATTTTTAGCCTTCTTCACGTCATCAAGAGAAGCGACTGTCTTAACTGTTGAAGTTTTGACAACGTCCATGATTAATTTATTAGTCGTATTCTGGACAAGGTCGCCTAATTGGTCTTGAACCTCGCTAGCTAAATCAACACTGTTATCATTCAACAACTCATTCGAGACAAGGACACGCCCCATTCTTTCTGGCGTGTTAAATTGTACTGACTTAATGTTTACATCTGCGTCCGCAACTTGAGCATTTTCTGCTTTAGTCTGCAAAATTGCATTTGAATTAGTGGCAACTGGATAAGTCCCCTGTGAACTGGTAACTTTTTTGACGGTTACATATTGGCTTAAATTATAATCACCTTTTGCGGGTGTGAACAATGGCGTTACCAATTGTTGAGGGACGATAGCCTTGCCATTTACGTCTGTAGTGGCAAGGTCTCGCTTTTCGCCGTGAGACTTGATATATTCCTCGAAATTGCGGATTTCCTTCTTGTTCTTGTCTTCTTGAGTTTCTGGTGCAATGATTGTTTTCTCTGTCATGTTTCGTTTTTCTCCTTTTGAGTTGTCTTGTTTTTTGTTATTAATAAATGAATCGTACCCACGAGTTGCAACGCTTGAAGCATTATAAGCAGGGATAGAGACAGCGCTAATTTCATACAACGTTTGAATATTTGTGATTAAACGGGTTACAACTCCGGTTGTAGTGTCTTCGCTCCATTGTTCGCCTGAACCGTCATCTGGCAATTCAAAGCCGAATGACATGCTTGTTACAACGCCTTTTTGAATCAAGTTGTATAAATCTGCTTCGTAACTAACTGAATCATCAATATCAACAATGAAATGAAGCCCCTCGCCATCAACGTCTAGCGTTAGACCTGAACCCACTTTTGCAATTGGCTGGTTAAAATTATGATCGTTCAAAAACAAAACTTGTGATAAGTCCGTATTCTGTAATGCTTGTGGGTTAATTGTTTCAATGAATTTACCCAAGTCTTTTGAAGGACTATTAAAAATTAAGGCGTAGCCTTCAAGCTGTTTACCTGTTGGATTATCGTTATCGTCTGTTGGTTCGACTGCTCGAATCTCTGACGACTTAATAATTAATTTCTCACTTTGAATCATTGTTTCCCTCCTCATTTTCATCTGTGTTATCATTTGAATACTTTGAAGCATTTGCTTTGTTGTAGTCGTTCTCACTCAAATTATCGAGTTGACTAAAGTTGAGTGAACCGTAGAAGCGATTAAGCGCTTCGTTGTCCTTATCTTTATCAGTATCGATATTAAGCATCTGTCGTGCTTCGTAAGGCGTCATAACGCCATTTTGGATCAAACTAACAAGCGTCTTAGTTCGATCTGCGAAACTGGCTGGTAAGATATTAGACTTGTCTTGCTCGATTGAATAACCTGCAAGTTTATTGTTTAATTCACTTGAGATAGCCATAAAATAAGGCACTAAGCCCTGCAAAAACATGGTTTTGAGTGATTGAGAAACTGAACTATGTGAATTTTCAAGTCCAATCATTTCTGACGGAATGCCGAACGCACTCGCAACTTTTTCACTTGCTAGGTTGTTAGTTTGGATAGCTTTGAGTAAGCCTTCATCGACACTAATTTGTTCAAATTTAATTGAATCGTCTGAAACGCCAATGCCTGAACTAGCAATCTTTTGGAAGTTCTGCCTTAAATTTTCTTTAGCAGCGTTTGACAAATCAGTTTTTGAAACATTCAACATTCCATGGATCCCTGATTGAAATACATTTTTAAGCGTTTGAGTTCCAATAGTCTGCAAGTCCAAACTATCTCGCAAAGCGTAAAGCGGACTAATACCTGCGATACCGTCCATGCTTAGAATTTTAAAGTGTAAGACCTGTGATATATCCACGTTCTGCGCACTTGTTGAGGGGTCGGCTTGATAATGATAGCTAACTTGCCCTGTGGAAGTATCATAGGAAACGGTCATCTGATTGTTTTCAACAAACTTCAAAGCGTGCCCGTTATTTTGAATCAAAGCGAATGAATTGCCATTAATGAGCAAGTTTGTCATCACGCTTGACCAAAAATTGAAGCCTGATCGAACATTACCAACATCGGGGTTATTCAACATCTTTGAAATGAGAGGTGTTGAACTGATGAACGGACATGAAGCGACTGTATTTGAAATGACTTCAATTGCTGAATACATATCTGCATTCCTTAGCACGCTTTTCCCTGCGTAGAAGTCTGAATCCCCACTCATTGAAATTAAGGCGTCCAAAAAGGCGTCTGAACTATCGGACGCTGGACTTGTGTTTACATTATTGATTAATAATCCCAATTATTTTCCTCCTCTCTTCTCTGAATTAATGATTAAAGCGAGAACAATGAAGATAATTCCCGTTGTGATTATTCCAATTTTTAAGTTGAATAAAAAAATTCCCAAATTAAAAAGCGTTAGTCCCAAAATAAAAAAATAGGACTGTAACGCCACTTCTTTGAGCTTAGAAGCTAAAGTTTTCATAATATTCATTGCTCTTTTCACCGCTTTCCCCCTCGATTATCTCGTTGCTGGTATAAACCCACGCATTCATTAGCGCCGCCAGTGGGTCAATTTTTTCATTGTTCCGCATTTTGTTGATCCGACAATTACCTGTTGAATCGTAGATAAGCACGCTGTTGTTGACTGCGATACTCAATAAATGATTATTAGGGTGTGTAATCTGCTTATTAAGTAGGTATTCTTTGAATTGCTTGGTTGGAAATGAAAGCGTCTTGTTATTCTGCGCTGTTTCAACTAACGGCCAACCCTCGGCCTCAAACTGTCCTAAAAGGTAACCGAAACTCCATGGATCATAAGCCACGCCTAACACAGTCAAGTCGTTCTCATCAACCATACGCTTAATAAAGTCGAATATAGCTTGATAATTGATAACGCCACTTTCTAAGTCGGTAATGCTACACTCACCAGCGTCTGCTAACGCTTTATAATTAATATTGTCGGTTTTCATTTTGTTAAGTAAGCCGTATTTTGTCGCTACCCACGAGTGACTATCGCAATAATAAGTCCCGTCATCTTGTGGGACTATCCATGAAACTGACGTTAAATCATTACTCTTTGACAAGTCAATTCCAAAGACCACTCTTTGACCGTGAATATCTGGCCTGTCTACAATCGTGTTAGACCACTCGTCATGACTAATAAAGCTATCGCTATTCGATTGGTACCACATGTTAAACTGTTTAACTAACACTGGTACCAAGTCGCCTTGCTGGCGTGCTGTCGCAACGTCATTGGCTAAGTTTTCACTCATTAACTCGTTCACGCTCGGTATCTCGAATAACGGGTTAGCCTTGATCCAATTAGATTGATTGTTTACTTCTTCTCGTGAATCCAGTTCCCAAATAGCAATAAATTGTCTATCGTTGGCTTGCTTATTGTTGAGAATATCAGCCATTACTTGGTAGTCCTCGAACATTGCACCCTTTAAATTGAATCCACTTGTTGAAATGATACACAGTAAGCCGTTCTTTTGTTGTCCCATGCCACTCTTAAGCACGTTATAAATCGCATGGTCTTTGGCTTGGTGGTACTCGTCTATTATCGCTGTTGTTGGATTAAAGCCGTCTAACGTCTCTGCTTTACCAGCTACCGGCACAATAAAGCTGTCGTCATCAAGCTTGGTTATCTGTTTCTTTTTAATATCGAGTTTGTTTCGTAGGCTCGGACTTAACTTCACGACCTGTCGTAACTCGCTTGACGCCATTTCATAGCCTATCTTAGCTTGTTTGAGGGCGTTGCTAACGAATAATACCTGTCGGTTCTTAGCCGGCTTAGATTCGAGTAACAAGCTTGCTATTGCGATACAACTAGCCACGTACGTTTTTGAGTTCTTTCTCGCCATTGAAATGAAAGCTTTATTATATCTGCGGTTGTCTGTACCCTTTTCACGCCACCCGTAAAGCGAACCAATTAACCACTTTTGAAATAGTGCCATTTCTAGCTTCGTGCCGTCCGTCTTTGGTATAAGCGACATAAATTTAATAGCTTTGTTTGCTTGCTTATTGTCGAAATAATAATTAAAGTCATCACGTTTACGGTCGGACAACTCACGCTTGCAAGCTAACTTTATTTTGTCATTGGCAACTATTTCACCGCTTAGAACCTTGTTGCAATAAGCCAATACATAATCAGTCATCACTCATCAACTCGGCAAACGGGTCGTCTACGTTCCCCGATTGAACGTTATTAAGCAACTGCTTAACTCTTAAATTCATAGTCAGGTTTAAATCACGTAGCAAGTCGTCAACGTTCTTTAGCGCTGAATTATATACGGTTGTTGCCATGTTTCTTTTTCCGTTTACTACGACACCGTTGCTATGAATCGAATCTAGTGATTGTTGTAGCTGATCCAAACTTTCGCTCAGCAATGAAAGCTGTAAGCTGTCAATTTGTGCGAATGGTACGTCCGAATCGCTTACCAACGTTAATAATAGGTCAAAAAAAGCTTTGCCTTGCTTGGATAGCCTAATAACTGGCTTCAAATTTAAGTCTTGATCCAGCATTGACTTAGCTTGTTCCCGTGTTTGCTTCTTTGTTCGTGATTCGTGCGAATTATTTTCGAGTTTAATCATTGACTTCCTAACCCCCTCATGTTAATCTATATGTATTGAAAAAGCCGTTAGATAGGGAATTATACGGCTTAATGCGGCTAAATTTTTTGTTTTTTTAATTAAAAAATCGGGAAAAATTTTTTTTTGAGGTAAGGCGCTCATTGCGAACTATTTTGCATAGCCCCCCTATTTTGTTCGTGTTTAATCAACTAGCCTATGAGGCTTATTTTTTTGCTCTCGTTCCCGTTGTGACTTCAAAGCGTGATGATAGTCACATAGACTTTGCAAATTGTCCCAGTCATAAGGTGAACCTCCAGTTGCCAAAGATCAGACGTGGTCGACACTCGTCGCAAGCTGAATCATTCCAGCCCTTTCGTCACCATTCTTACTGGCCTTTATACAGGCTTCACAAATGGGATGTTGCTCTCTATAAAGTCGTGATGTCTTCCTCCAACGTGAAGACTTATGAATCTCGTTTGCAAACTCACTTGTCTTGCTTGTGTGTTGCTTTGGTTTATGTTTATCACAATATCTTTTATTTAAGTCTATTAACCTTTTACAACCTGAATGACTACAATACTTCTTAGCTAACATTGCTTGTCGTTGTTCCTGTACTTGTGCTAGTGTTGTCACTCGTCCCACCTGTTGCACTTAGCACGATAGTGTCGTAACCATTGATCTCGTAATCTGGATTGATTGAAGCAACGTGATACGTGTTAGCATTCGGTGCTGGTAGAGTAATCGTATAACTCGTGTCGTTAATTGCTTGCACAAAATAATCATTATGTTTTGTGATGATTGTCAACTTGTCTTTTAAAAAATTGAAAGCGTTGCTACTGACTGACTGACTCAAACTTTGCTTATAATAACCAAACCAAAAGTCGAATAGCTTTTCGTTAGTATCAATTGTGGTTCCGTTTGGTAGTTCTTCATATCCTTGTTTATTAAACGAAGCTTTATATCTTAATCGTTCTAATCCAATCTTCAATTCAATTCCTCCTCAATGAATGCAAAATAAAAAAGCCTCCTTGGCTTTATATGTTT